GTCAGGTAGCCTAGCTCTGTTACAACGTGTTCCAGGATAGCCTCGTAATAACCAGCCTTGTGGTCATTGTTATCGTCCTTTGCGTTCTCCATCATCTCCATTACCTTAGCTTTTAACTTTTTCATTTTAACTCCCTTAGTAATTATAATCTAAATTACAACGAACCAACTTCTCTTCTTTTTCCCTAGCCTTTTGGATTTGTTTTTGACTCTTGTATAAGCCTTCAGTGTTTTGGATCTTCGCTCTGTTTCTCCTGATACTCTCAAGGTCAGGAGTATCTTTATCTAACAAAAATTCTTTTAATAAACCGTAAGCATACGAACCAAGAATACACCTTAGACCTTTTTTGTTTAAAACTGCCAGTGTTAGTTTTGTGTTACAGTCACGAAGTTCTGGATAGTCTCTAAGTAGTTCCCTTACTAAACCTGATGTCTTTTCTAAATCATTAGCAATACCCATATATCCCTCCCAGAATATACGAGGCTGTCTAGTCCATAAGTCTAAACAGCCCCGGCAAACGACGCTGTGCTTATAACCCTGATAGGTTCAACGTCGTAATTGCAAACTTTATAAATGTTTTTATTTTGGATTATAAGCATACTACATTTATATAGATTTCTTTTTGCAAAGTCAAACCCTTTTTTTAAAAGTAATAAAAAAAACTTAGGAAGGGGTGATGGCAATATATTATATAAAACAAAAGCCCCTTTTATCGTATATTGTGATGTAAGTAGTTGATATTGCTTCTATGGGTGTTAAATAGCTAAAAAACGTTATTTTACACCCATACATTATATATATAGAAAATATAAAATTATTCTTTACAAGGCTTTTTAAAAGGATTATAACATATATATTAAACAATTTTGGAGGTAACATAATATGAATTTAAAAACATTAAGAACTGAGGTGGCTAGGTATCCTCAATATGCAGTTGCTAGAAAATGCGGTATGACTCAGAGCAGATTATCACAGTTAGAGACTGGGGTTGTGTTTATGTCCGAGCTGGACAGAGACAGGCTTATGTGTGGTTATGATCGTCTGGGTTTTAATTTTGATAGAGAAATAGAAACTATTTATATTAAACAAAAAAAAGAAAGGAGAAGGATAGCGGTTGGGGTACGAGACGACCTGCGTATAGAAGTTAGGGTCAAGCAAATAAAATAGAGAGGTAAACAAAATGGAAAAGATTAGTGTATTTGAAAGACTGCAAAGTATTAGAGTAGCCTTGCAGAACTCTCAGTTAAAGAAGTCTGGAGAGAACCCGTTTGCTCATTTTAAGTATTACGAGTTAGACGATTTCCTCCCTACGATCAACAAGCTTATGAAGGACAACTCGTTAATTTCTGTATTTAACCTAACAATGGAAAAAGCTGTCCTAGAGATTAGAGATACTGAGACTAATGCCATAGGACAGGTCAGCTTTGAGGTTCCTTGCATTATTCCTGAGCTAAGGGGAACTAATGCTACACAGAATTTAGGGGCTTGTATAACGTATCTCAGGCGTTATCTGTTTATCAACGCGTTTGAGATTTCAGAGAATGATGTCTCTGACGCAACATCAGGAAAACCAATAGATAAAACAACTGAGAAAAAGGCGTCCCAAGCGTCCCAAGCTCCGGCTGATCTTATATCAGAAGCCCAGGCAAAGAGATTATATGCTCTCTGCTCTTCTGTTAAAGCTCCACACGATAAGGTTAAAGCTTTTATAAAGACGGCCTATGGTTATGATAGCTCCCGGGATATAAAGAAGGAACACTACGAAGCAATTTGTAAGAAGGTAGAGTGTGGGTATTTTAGTAAGGAAGAAGAGGTAAAAGCTACACCAGTCAAAGATAAAGATAGTTTATGTTAGGGGGGCGGTATGGATAGAACAGAAAAGATAGTAGGAGCATTGTTATTGGTTGCTGTGTTTGCCTTTGTTATAGGGGCCTTTTTTTACGAGACGAGTCTTCGTTCTTGCAGAAAGGATCTGGCAAAAACAACAAACTTTACTGTTGTAGAAATAAGTGAGATATGTAAATAGGAGGCAGAAATGATAGAGTATATTAAGACGAACCAGTCAGCACATTGGTACAAAACAGACGGGACACCTTGTCACCAGATAGAAAAGAAAGACAAGTCGGGCCTTAGAAACGTAGACCTTAGAGACGCGAGGAAGTTAAACCTAGTGCCTTCAGTAACAAGTATTCTAAACATAATAGCCAAACCACAACTTGAGGCCTGGAAGCAGGAACAAGTCCTTCTTGCAGCCTTGACTCTTCCTATAAAGGAAGGGGAGGGGGCTAAAGAGTATGCTACCAGAATAGCCCAGGACGCGTTAGCTTACACAAAGGAAGCAGCAGAGATGGGAACTCTTATACATCTATATTTTGAGTATGTTCTGGGGCAGGAACTATCAGCCGTTGAGCTAGAGGAGCTGGACAAGATCCCAGAAGAGACCCAGGAAGCTATTAAGAAGTTCGTTACAGAGCATTTTGACCTAACAATGCCTTATGAAACAGAGCGAAGTATTGTCAACCTAGACATAGGTTATGCCGGTACAAGAGATTTTAAAGGGTTTTTAAAAGGTGGTAGGCGTGTAATTGCAGACTGGAAGACTAAGAACACTAAGCCAGGTGGGAAGATCTTTATATCTCCAGACAACTCTTATCAGTTATCAGCTTATGCTGCTGCTGAAGGAGTAGGGAACCTAAAAGACGTAGTTCTTATGAATGTGTATGTTTCCAGAAGCGAACCTGGAAGAATAGATAGCGAAGCTTGGGGGGTAGATGATAGTATAAAATCTTATGATATATTTAAAGCCGCTTGTAAGCTTTGGTATCTTATTAAAAAGCTGGAAAAACCAGTAATGGAGATAACAAAGTGAGAAACAAATTAAACCATTTATACGACGAACCCTCTGGCAAGTTAGAAGACTGGTCTTTTGCTCATAGCAAAATGACGGGACGAACTTTTTGTAACCTTCACAGAAACGGCATAGCCTCAGTGGGACAACTTCTTAATATGAGTTTTACACAGTTACTAAAAACAAAGGGGTTCGGCTGGGTTGCCATTAAGGACTGTCTTAGATTTATAGAAGAAGAGTTGCCCGAAGAGGCAAAAGGTTTTATATTTTATAAGTCTTACTTGGATTATAAAGTAATATATCACCGTTGAACTTACCTCTCGGGAAGGGGTGCAGCGCCCTTCCCAAATTAAAAAGAGGCAAACAAAAAGGAGTTTTTGAAATGAAAGTTAAAAAAGAAATGAAAAGAATTGAGGCCAGGCAGTTGCTAATGGGCTTATCTAAAACTGGAGACTTAAAGGGATTTGAATTGGCTGAGGCTATCCTTGCCAACGCAGAACTAATCAAAACAGAAATGAAACTGGTTGAGGCAGTGCAGAAAAAGATTATGGAAAGGAAAGTTGTAAATGAAGACAAATACAATGCGGCCTTTGAAGGGATTAAAGAAGAAGACAAAGCTAAAGTAAAAGAAGAAATGGAAAAGAAGTACCCTGAAGTTAAGAAATCTATTGAAGATAAAGGGGAAGAACTAAGCGGTCTTTACAACAAGAAAGTTACCTTTGATTTTGAGAAGATAACAAGTCCTATGATTAAAGATAAAGAAAACATAACAGTAAACAACTTGGAAATTATTAAACATTTTATGTAATCGCCCAGGGAGTCTAAAATGAAAGTTATCCATATATCCAATACTCACTTAATCGGGATAAATAAACGTTATTCCGTAGCCCAAAAAAGAATTAACGGTAGGATAGTTCCTATACTGATCTTGTCAAATGATTACAGAAAACAACTCAAAGCCTTTCAGAAGGTTATAGTGAGACCTAAAGAGTTATTGCTCGGTTCAGTATCTGTAAGCATTGATGTTAAGACAAGCAAGGACGTTGACTGTGTTGTTAAGGCTGTGTTGGATAGTATGAATGGGCTTGTTTACAGAGACGATAAGCAGATAACTTTAGTTGTAATTAAAAAGACTACTATTAAAAGGGGTCAACCTGAAGAGTTGTCTGTTCGTGTAGAGGAAAATCAGTAATGTTTTTAACTACCAGACCGCCTACATTAGTTGAGTGGGCTTTAATTTTTTATGCAGTAGTTATGATTTCTGCTATAATAGCAATAATTAATTCATTTTAAAGGGGGACTGTGGGTTGAGCAACTTGCTAGGAAAGGTAGAGTTTAAAGACGTTAAAGAAAAACTCGCCGAGATAAAAGCTAAAGCTATAAACTCAGATACAGCTCTTCAGGAATTTGAGCGTTGGCTAGATCATAACGATTATGTAAACATCAATAGTGTCAAATGCGACCCTAAGACAATAAAAGAAGTAGTGAAGACCAGTAAGCTAAGGTTAAAGGTTATAAGCCATAGCTGCTGGAGAACTGTGTTTATACTTCGGAAGGACGTACCTAAGTTCCACAGAGAAATAAAAGAATATAGAGTCTATCACAAAGAGTGGAGGTAGTTATGCGTTTAACAAAGCTGGGTTATGTACTGTCGGTTCTAATGATAGGGGTTGTGTTATATTTTTTGTTCTTAGTAACAACTGTGTCCAGGCTTCAAAGTGAAATTAAAACTCTCAATAGAAGCAGAAGCGTTTGTTATAATCTTATGAATAGGAGACAGCAAAATGAGTTCAAAAAATTGTTTGACTACAACCCAAACAAATAAGGCCAAACACCTTTGGATTAGGTTCAGAAACGTTTGCGATCCGGAAGGTAAATGCGAGGACTGTTCTTTTAAGGAACGTATCGCTGGGACTGACAAAGACTACTGCAACTTCTGGAAGGAAAAGATAAAGAGACACCCGTTAAGGATTTGTGAAGAAGTATTTATAGACAATAAAAGGAGGGATTACAAATGGCTAAAAAAGGAACACCAAAAAAGGACGGTTCAGGACAGGGTAGAAGGGGAAATCAAGGTAGAGGCGGCTGTGCAACCACAAAGAAGTCTGGCTCCGGTAGAAGGAAGTAGTGAGGTTTTTTAAAAGTATAATCTGCTTTTTTTTGGGTCATAAGTTTGAAACTGTAACGGTTAACCTTATAGCCCCGGGGTGTAGTAAGTTCTCTTATGTAAAACTTGAGTGCATAAGGTGTGGAAAGGTAGGACAACAGGGGGAAAAATGACTTTAACAGAGATTAAGAAAAATTATCCAGATCATATCTCGTTACAAGAGGCGGCAAGGCTTACAGAAACAGCAACCAGCAAGCTCCACCGTATGATTAAGTTCAGGCTTATAAAGCCAGTTACAATAGACAGAGTAAGACTTACTTACTATCTACTATCACCGGAAGATGTCGCCGTTATCAATAGTTATAAAAACAAAACAGTAAAGGATTGGTGGATTTACTAAATGAAAGTGGCTTATGTAATATTTGCAACTGTAGCTATGATAGTTGCCGTAATAGTGGTAACAATAAACTATGTAATCAATATACTTATAGGCAGGGAAATATGAGGGTCCCTTGTGAGAAGTGCGGAGTAAACGTAGCTACAGAAAGACACCATTTATTTTCACAGACAAAGTGGGCCAAGAAATTGTACGGTGGGTTAATACATCACCCTAGTAATTTGCAAAACTTGTGCTACGACTGTCATCACAATAAGCCAGTAGACAAACAAACAGAGCAGGAGTTTTGCGACAATATAGGAATAAAGGTCAGAAGTAAATCCGGGGGCATATATGAAAATACAAATTAGTTATAACATCTTGGGAATATCAGTCTTTAGGGATATTACTATCCCCAGGTACCGTTGCCCTTCTTGTAATAAGATCGTCTATAAGTTCAAGGATATGAAAGGGAGGTCTGTTCTTGTGGACAAGGATATGACTTCATTTCACAGCTCAACCTGCCGCAAAGCCAAGAAGTGGAGGTAGTTGTGAGTTTAACAGAAAGAGAAGTCCTATCGCTAGTACTGAGTTCTCGTATACTTGTGCCTGATGTAGATAAAGAAGACATAAAATATTTATTGTCTTTTGCTGACTGGGTTTTAACTTACCTATTAAGAAACTATATTATAATAACCACCCCAAAAGATTATATAGGTAAAGAAAAGCTAGACTTAGATTTTATGGAACATAGAGCTGGCGGAGGTTTGACTACCTCTGATTACCCTGTAAAGTTTATTAGTATAGATTTAGAATTTATATTACTTAGAACTTTAAACTGACTCCTACAGGAAAGTAAAAGGACTTAGTTCTTGTGAAGTATTCAGCCCCAGCATAGACCCCAAAGTTATCTATAATATCGTGTTGGACTCTACCGTCATACCCGGCAATACCGTCCAAATTTATCTTGGTTCCAAACATAACAACAGTATAATGAGGATTTATAATAGTATGAGAGTCAGTAGTCTCCTGTTCGTTACTGTCAAGTGAGACGCCCCCAGTAGCTATAGTAGTTCCATCAGGCTTTATCTCAATTCTTTTAGCTTTAAGATATTTGACAACAACCTTTTCCTTCTCAACTGTTATGATCTTGGTGTCCCTTTTAGCAAGGCAATATAAGTACCCGGCGGTAAAGGATACTGAAAGGATCAGGACTAGCCGAACATACTTGTTACTAAGAATTACCTTTATCATTTTTACCTATAATGTATTTGTTTCCTTCTATACCTAACACAACCACACTATACAAACCAATACTAAAATACCCAAAGCCCTCTTCCCATTTACCACTCAGTAAGGTTAAAAAATTAGTAACGAATAAGAAAAAGAAAAAGAATATTTTGCGACCGCCACACCAGTTATATATTCTGTTCATTTTATAGACTCGGCTGGCATAGATCTTTGCCAAGTAGTTCTAAAACTTTAAAATTGGGACAGGTTTTACGTTTGTTAAAGAAGTGATGTCCTTTAATAGTAGCTCCGGGATATTCAAACTTTAGGTCTGTGCATAGCCCATACAAAGAAATAAACTGTTCCTCTGTAAAGTTTTTTCTACCTATTAAACAAATCCCTAAAGACTTTGAGTTGACTCCGTAACAATGCGCTCCAGGAACGTCTATTGCCCTGCCCTTTTCAATATTACCATTTCTGCATATAACAAAGTGATAACCTATTCCGTTCCAACCCCTCTCTTTATGCCAACGATCTATATCTTTAGCGTGGACGTTCATATCATCTGGACTATCTGAACAATGGATTACAATATACTTAATATCCTTCATATTATACCCTCTAGCACTCAAGCCAAGCTTTTAAAGAAGCCTTTAAAACGTCCTTATTTTTAAACAAGTACCCAAACCCTGTGAAAAGAATACTGGCAACAGCAAGTTTTACTTTAAAAAGATTAGATTTTCTTTTATCGTACCTTGCCATCTGGTGTTTACGATCAGCTATTAACCACTTAACATCAGTTTCAATTATACTTATACTGGATATAAGCTTAGAGTGTTCGTTACATTTGCATTCCATTTCAAACTCCTTATGTTTCAGTATGTGTCCATTTACTGTTACCATTATCCCAAAACAACATTTGTCCTTGTGCTGTACCAGGATCAACAGGTGTTGGGCTAGTAGCTATCAATGGATTTGCGATTGTGCCTGCACCTGTTATTGTAGCTCCGTCTACACTTATTCCAAGGGTCGTGCTTGGTATTCCTTTAGCCACAATATCCTCCTATGTTCTTCCCAAGTATTCTATTGTCATATTGGCATTAACCATTGTAAAATCTACATCGCCACCGTCATCGTGTCTTATCCTTGTGTCTACTTCTCCGTTTGTTCCAGTAACATCTGTAACATCTATTATTCCAGATATACAAGTTGAGTAGTTTGTATTGTTTAAAACAAACTCGTTTACACAATGAAGTGTATTTTGTAAAGTTCCACCAAGATAAACAATCATTTCCATTTCTGTATTAGCTGTATCAATTTGTCCGTTCATAAATACAGTTACTTTATATCTGCCTACTTCTGTTATAACGATCTTACTGTTAACTCCAGAAGGTGCCATATTACTACTTTGACCTATTGAAGCCCAACTAGTCATTTTAGTATATGTAGTGCCTGTAGGTATTGTCTGAGCGGTAGAACCATTTGAGATATATAGCTCTCCGAATATACCGTCTTGTAAAACCTTACCACCCGCTGTCATATTTCTGTCTATATCTATATCTCCATCTTCTATATTAAAATTTATTTTAGAAGTTACCCACCCACTATTATAATAAGAAAGCCCCATAATAGAAGTAGTTGAATTATATTCAATACGAGCGTCAGTATCGGTTTCTGCACCTATAGCGTCTCTAAAAGAATAAGCTTGGTCTGCAAGTGTTTGCATACCACCACTTGATAGAACTGCTAAACCAGCCCATATATCTCCGCCTGTTGATTTTATTGTGCTTGTTGTCGTAATTCTACCAGTGTTAGGATTTAAAGCTATTGTCTGAGTTTCCCAAACACCACCATCATAATAACTAAACTGAAATTCTGCCGTATTCCTATCATAATAAAACCTAGCGTCTGTATTACTAACACCACCCATAGCTTGAAAAAAAGTATGGTATTGTGTGTTAAGTGTTCTGACTTCTTGCCAAAGTTTTGTTAAACCTTTAGACTCTAAAGTTCCTGTTATCTCTGCTTGACCACTTGTTGTTAGAGTTGCTCCGCCTAAGTTACCAAGAACTGTTATGTTCGCTCCATCTACATCTAATGTTATTTGAGAAGAAGCCCAAGAACCGGCGTCTCTGAAATAATATTCAATTGCATTATTTGTGCTGTTGTGAACTACTCTAATATCTCCGTCTGTATCTGTATCAAAAGTTGCTCTCCAGTAAGTGATTTGGTTATATTTTCTTTGGAAAGCTTCCCCTAGCATAATATCTTTTGTTACTGTTAGGTCTTCTGTTATTGTAAGGTTGAGAGTAGATAATGTTCCGGGTACTGCTACTGTTCCGTCTGTATCTACGGTTAGCAAATCTGTCCAACCACTGTCATACCATTGAAAACGAAACTGCCCTTCTGTAGCGTCGTGCTTAATCCTCATATCACCATTACCGTCTACTGCAAAAGTGTCGTTGAAATATATACCTGTATTGGTATACGATCTTATTTGTAATTCTCCAAAACCAAAGTTTGAACCAACGCCAGAACCACTAACAATTCCTAGATAATGGTCATCTTCATTACTAAAAGATTGTATACGTTTGACGTGACTACCAGCAGTAACTCCGTTCCATTGACTTCCATAAAAAGATAATGAAGGTGAAAATTGTTGTACTCCACTTGTAGCAACTGTACTATTAGATATTAAAAAGTTATCTGCTGTTGTACCAGCAATAGCACTTTTTGCATACTTAAAGACTTTAGAACCGTTGTAATAACTTAATTCGTTAGCGTTACCTGTTACATTACCAGAAGTATCATCAACAAACATTACGGCATTAGTTGGTATGCTTGTTTCTGTAATATTATTTGTTATAACGTCCATATAAAAGTTTCTATCTGGCATTACAGCTGTTCTAGTTTGTCCTGCTGTTATATTTCCAACTTGAAAATTCATTGTTCTTGTTGGATTGCCATCATCATATATAGCAAATGTACTATCTACAAAAGTTGTAGGCATAACTTGAGGAGAAGCTATTGATAACCAAGAAAGACCGTCCCATCTATACATATAATTACTTTCTACAACTATATCTCCAACTGCAGGAGTTGTAGGATAAACACCAGTAGGTATGTTCATAACAGCTCTACCTGGTGCAGAAGCTTTATAATTCCAAACTCCACTATTAAGAACCATTAAATCATTATCATTATCATCGCCAAGTTTTAAGCTGTTAGCTAAAGCACTATTTGCTCGTATCCTTATACCTAATGACTCTTCTAGTTCTAAATGATTTTTATCAGTTGATAATGTAATTCTATCTGTGTCCACAGTAACAAGAGCTGACTGTCCAGTAGTACCGTCCATTTTGATAATACCAGCCGTTAGACTTGAGTTACCGAAAGCAGTAGCGTCATATATACCATTGAAAGCAACGTCAACTCCTTTAGAAGCAAAAGCTCCTGAAGAGTACATACCGTAACCTAACATATTGTTTTCTGTAATTAATTTATAAGTAGTAGCAGTACCACCATTGGTAATAGAGGTTGTGAACATACTAGACGTTGCATTAAATATTAAATTAGGTGATGAACCAAAAAGACCAGTATCATTTATCTGTATCTCTGTATCGTTTCCTGCTGCTAAACCGAAATAGTTAGCTATTCCTGCTATTCCTACCCAACGAGAGTTTGGAACTAAAACACTATCGCCAGTAGCACATATTTGAATATGGTTTACTGTGTAAATAGCGCCAGAAGATACATACATATAAAGAGTTTTATTTTCTGCACAAAAGCACATAAGGTTGTTGGGGTTTACGCCACCTTTTATTGCTTCTAATTCAGCAATCGTAGCTACCGAGAATTTACTAATTTGTTTTTGATTAATCATCTATATACCCTCCAAAGGTAATATGGAAGGCAGGTTTCCCTGCCCACCAATAAGTGTTTGAAAATTTAATACTTTCTTTCTATTCCTACTATGTCGCCTATGTCTAATGCACCGTTTGTTGTAAATACTGTTGCACTTACATAATCAAAGTCTTTGCCCCCTGCTGCTAAACCTTTAGTTCCTTTGATACCATTAAGTGTCATTTTACAAGTGTTGTCTGCTACAAAAGCTGCTGCAGAAGCATTAAGAGTAATAGCTGTACCGTCACCACCTCTTGTTGAAGTACCTGATACAGAACCAGCTCCAGAAGCTATAGTAATATTTTCTGCTGCTGCAAAGTCTGCTGTTACTAATAAATCTGAATAATGAACTGTTGTTAAATCAGCAATAACGTCAACTTCTTTAGCTCCACCTGCCAACTCAATAGTTTCATCAAATCTTGCTTGATAAACTTTGTTAAGATGAATTTCGTAAGTACCATCTAATGTTACTGCTACAAAAACTCCTGAGCCGTCATTTTTAACAAATGATACTTCAAAGTTAGCTGTTACACCAGTAGCACCAACAGCGTCTCCGTCTGAAGATGTTGCTGCTGAAGTTAGCATACCATAAACTTTCTTTCCGTCTGTGTCGTAGATAGGATCGTGGCTTGTTGCTTCTCTTATGTCAACCAAGTTCAACACATTACCGTAACCATCTACTGCTGTTACTGCACTAAATGCTGGAGTACCGATAGCCCAGAGACCAATACCTGTCATAACCGCACCGTCGTTTTCTGTAGTAGCTGCTCCAACTGCTAGGAACCCAGCCCAAGTTGCTGCCGGTAGTTCTATAAAACTAGCTGAAGATACTGTCAATACTGTTTCTGAAAAAGGAGACATCTTTACTTGTCTCTTGTCTAGGTAGTCCTTTAACAGTGTAAAGTTACCACCCGTCTTTAAACCAATTTGCCTTTCGTTAATCTTACTCATTTAATTTTCCTCCTAAAATTTTTTAACTTAATGCTATAATTTCATCTGTATTATCTATTTCAAAGTTTAATACAAACGTTGTAGCGGTAGCCCAAACTACATCAACACCTTTAATAAGATACATACCGTTTAAGAAGACCATAACCCCTTCGTTATTGTTAAACAAAGAAGCCGTAGCTTTAAGGTCTCCTGTGTCTCCAGAAGTTGTGTAATCTACTCCAACAAATCCAGTTGTAACATCATATACAGCACCACTAAGGATTGATCCTGTTGCTGAAATGCTTGTGGTTTTTAATACAGCAGGGTGTCCTGTTACTGTTACTATTACCTTGCCAGCACCATTGGGAGTTGCTGCTATGTTGCTTCCCTGGAAGTCCATTTCATCAACACCTGGCTCTACTAGCACGCCCTCGTCTTTTACATCAAGAGCCGCACTTACAACACCGCTATCTATCCAACCCATAGTTGCCGTATCCCAAATCCATACCGTGTCAGTTGAGCCTAATATCGCATAGTCTCCGTCTACAGCCGTAGGGTAAGCTGCTACTAAGGCTGCATAATCTAAGAACCAGCCTAAGTAATGATCTATTCCCCCAGTTCCCTTTTTGGGGTAGAACGAAGTTTGTCCCATATTGTTAAGCCTCCATTTGTCTTGCTGTTAAGTATGCCTGAAGCGTTCCTATTCCCGAAGTCCTTGCAAAGCTAAGTCTTATCTTTTCAAAAGGAACAGCCGACATATTTATTGTGAGATCTCCGGTATTGCCTGTTATCTGAGCAAGAGGGTCTAGCGTGAGATTACTCCAGCTACTTGCACCGTTCTTAGCGTCAACTTTCATTTCTCCAACCGGAGCAGTACCAACCCATTGAACCACTATGCCGAAGTTCTCGTAGTTCTTAGTCTCTATCTCAACTGCTGAAGTTATATTTGCGGACATATCTCCGTCTTCTATAACTTTAAGAGTTTGAACATACCTATTCCCCATTTTGTTTTTCCTCCGTTTTATTTGTAAAGTCTTTTTTAATATGCCAGCTAGTATATTTTGATACATTAACAGTTATTATAGACCCGTTTTTTAACAACATTTCTATAGCTTCTATATCTTTAAAGCTTTCTCTACCTGTCAGAGAACATATATACTTATGGGAAACGACTTTAAAAGTTTGAGTAAAGAAATATAAAAAAGTAAATGTTATTTTGTATCTTTTCATTTTGCTCCTTATAGTTTAATCATAATATTACAAATATAACTAGGCTGTGTGTTTTGGTGTTTATTTGTTGCTGCAACAACAGTGTTGTCAGTAACACCACCTGACTTAGTACCCTGAGTTGCTATTAACGATGAACTGGTATGCGTATGTGCTAATGCCCACCTAATACCAGAGGTTACAACTCCAGTTAAATCACCACAAGAGTATATATTAGCAGCTACACCATTACCTAATTGAGCACCAACATTATTATCAAGCGGAGCATCCACGTTACCCAATGCCGAGCCAATACTACCAGTAATAGCTGGGTTAGCAAAAACTATAGTATTGCCGTGACTATGGACAGCCGACCCACTTTCTAGCCCAGCAAGTAAGTGAGTTTCAACACCACCGGAGGCCCCAAGTGTAGACCCAACTATTAAGCTTTCTCCTACAGTAATTCTACTAGCAGCCGCCCCTCCCATATCATCTCTACCAACAAGGCTTCTACCCCTTAAATCTGGTACTGACATTTGACAATTTGCAGCCCAAGCAGTAGCAGCATTAGTCTGTGCAACCCTTGTAGTTGCTCCGCCAGCACTTGTTAATATTGGCAGTTCTGTATCTGTATAGTCATCAAAGTATATTGTGAATAAGTCTTCTGTATCTGCGTTTTCTCTTTCTGTAGAGTTAGAACCTACGGCTCCTATTGTTTTACCACTAGCCCATATCCAACCAGTACTCAGAGTTCCCCTAGTTGTATGTTTTGTATCTGCTGTTTCAACAAGAGAAGATATTGACAAAGCCGAAGCTGCTGCTGCTAATGCCGAAGCTGCTGCTGCTAATGCTTCGTTATGAGCAAGCACTACTTCAGCCTGGCAATCAAGTACAGACTGTGCTGCATTGTTTTCTGAAATTAGAGCTGCTGCTGCCGAAGCTCCTGCCAATGTTACATAAGCTTGTATTTGAATAAACAAATCAGCCGGATCTAATGTAGACCCAACCGGCATAACAAAACATCTGGAGATCAATTCGTTAAGCTGTTGCTCAACCATTGTTCTTTTATCAATGCTATCTTCTACAACTTCTGCTAGAAAAGAAGTCTGGTTTGTTATATCTGTAGTCTGAGTTATAGGTACAGACCTTGTTATAGTAATCAATTCTCCGACCTGGAGCTTAGTACCAATACCACCTTTAGGGTATGTTACTATTCCGCCGGAGTCGTCGCCAAGTCCGTTAATATCAAACTCAGCAGTAGTTAGAATTGTATCTACTGTACTTGTGTTGGTATATACAACCACAACATCTGTGATTAGGTCTATTCTAAAGGCATAGCCAAAGTTTATAGCGACGCCGTTACCATTATACTGTACTTTATTAGAAGTTGTTGTTAATGACATATTTCCCTCTACCCCCAATTCTGCAACAAAACTCTGTTTAAAAACAAGAACTTTTTTATTATTCTTTTATTTTTCTTGTAAACAAGTCTTTTATAGATAATTCTCCTTCATCATTTATAACATCAAGTAAGTTAAAAGCTGCTATATTAAACTGTTTAGAGTACCCAAACATAATAGAAGTAGTAGCTGCAAGGTCTTCAACGAACCTTTGGTTCATCTCAAAGTCTTCGTCAAACATCATCTTTCCAAAGTTTCCAGCAGTTTTTGAAACTGTCTCTAGTGTTGAAAGAGCCGGGAGGCCTATTCTAGCATAAGAACCAATAGCCTTGTTTATTGCATATCCTCCAACTTCCCTAGCTATGGGGACATATTGTAAAGGAGATGTAAGCGTCCTTGAAAGAATACGCGTTGCTCTAGCCTCTTCGTCGTCGTCGTCACTATTTCTAAGAAACTCTCTCCAGAAGTTATCGTTTATTGACTGTATAACCCAGCCATACACAGCAGCTCTAGCTAGTATTGCTATAGTCTTCGTATAGTCTCCCTTCTGTAAATTGCTCTGAGCCATTTTGCCACTAAGGTATACTCGGTTAAACATCATTGATGACCAAGTGTACCACCAAGTCCAAATTTTGTGAGCCTCGGAACCCCTTTGCCAAGCCACCTGATCTAAAATTGAACCAGAAGAGAATGTTTTTGTAACCATTTCGTTAGCTAAATTTACAGCTTTAGCTTCTCCAAGTTTTCCAGCGTTCTTACTATATACCAACCACCAGGAAGGATAAGACATAATTTGATCTGATAGAGCCATTGTAACAAAGGCGTAAGTTTTTAACTTGCCTTCTTTACCCTTCCACTTATTACGCATATTGTTTAGGTCTCTATCTCTATATGTTGCACGTTCCTTCATACGAGGAGACTTGCTGTTTATTGTTCTAATAAGTTCAGCAGGGTTCCCTATAAAGTCTCTTATAGCATTTGCGAACTCAATTTCCCCAAGTTCCCACATAGCGTTAGCCGCATTACTTGTAAGGTCAAGAGGGAAGTTTATTGTCTTAAACGCAAGGTTTGAATAAGTTGACTTAAATCTTAGCCAACGTATTCCAGTGTCAAGGCCGTTTAGGTTTTCGTTCTGGTCTGCTGCTATTGCTTTAACCCATTTTGATATAGTAGTATAACCCCTATTACCAATAGCATTGATTATTCCTTCCTTAACATTTACATCATTTAAGAACCTATTAACATCAATAACGGCAGCTCTATACGCAAGATCGTGTGTAACATTTTCAAGGTGATTAAATATTACATCTGTTGAAAGGTTAAGAGGTCTTTTAACGTAATCAAGTCTAGGAGTAGTATGCCCGTGTTCTGTCATAGAATTGACAGTTGAGTATTGTTTGTAAAGAGCGTTCCTCTCTTCGGCGTTTTTGTAAGCTTCTACAGACTTTCTAATGTCATAAGATATAGGGTGATAACCGCCTTCATAAATACCATATTTAGTTACAACTTCTGTTGGTTGTACCTTTACTGGCTCAAAACCACCGGCCTTCATTTCCAAAGCTACTATTTCTCCCCAGAAAGTATCATAGTATTTCCAAACGTCTTGAGCAAAATCAAAGTAATTTCTAGGAGCGGTATTTATTATTGAGTCTACCTGTTCCTGTGTAAGCCCATACCCAGCCAGAAGCCTGTCCTTATTAGTCTGGTTCCCCTGGTTTAGTATCATAGACAACACTTCGTCGTTAGTTAGTTCCCTTTCTATTTCAGGGAAGTATTTACTTGTTTTTTCCAGGCCTTCAAAAGATTTATTTTTGAAATGCCTAGCTATAATCTCGTTCATATCCTTAACTACTTTGGATTTGCGGTTTATCTTCCAAGCTTCCGCTTCAGCAAAAGGCCTATAAATGTAAGTTTTAGCAAGGCCTTCCTTTTCTGATAGATCTAGTATTTCGCATATATTTAACACGTTTACTAATCCTGGCATTATTACAACATCTGGAATATCCCCGACCCTCTCAAGTAGTTTCTTAAACTTACCCTTTCCCTTCTTTGTACCTATCTGTCTTCTCTCAGCATATCTACTCTTCCAGTTAGCTTCTACTTGCTTCCTAAACTCAGCCCCGGCTTCTTTTATGTTGCCCTTAACATAATTGCTTATAAAGGAATTAAGATTTCTACCAAGCTTGTCTATAGCCTTGACACTGTTCTTAACATCTCTTAACTCTTTAACAGTAAGTTGCTTATAAGGTGTTTGCTTCTGAAAGATTACACTCTTAGGTAGTTGAAGCAGAGAGTAGTTATCGTTTTGCCTAGTTACAAAATCAGCTAAAGACTCCTCCTTCCACTGTCCGCCCTCAGTCTTGACAAGGCCTGTAGCATTTGCAATATCGTTATACTCAAATTGCTCCGCTTCCATATTCTGAGCCACAGTTTGCATAGTTTCAATATTCTCTTCTTGTAGCTGGGCCATACCTACGTTGGCCATAATATTGTTTATGTGCTTATTAAAGGCATAAGGAGACCTTTTAAGGTCATCTGTCTTTTTTGTTATTTTCTTTATGTACCTTTCTGTAACAGCTATTTCTTTTTTGTTCTCAAGAGCTTGCCTTACTAAGGCGTGATTAAGTATCTGGCTTTGTTTCCACCTCATAGCGGACTTAAAATCTTTCCTGGCCATAGCCTTCTCAAACTTCTTGGCTGCCTCTATCTCAGCTTTTGAGAATACTAAAAAAGCTGTTGCGTCCTTTAATATACTATTATCAAGTATCTCTTTAGCCTTTATCTTTGCAAACTTGGCGTTCCTTCTAGCCTGGTCTCTTTTAAGTCTTCCGGCAATATCCTTTGGCCTTGTGCCTTTGTTAAGTTGTTCTATTGCTGATAACTCAATAAACATAGCTTCTGAAGATGTTTCGTTATGAGCCAACTTCATAGCTTCTTCTTTAATAGCGTTTGTGTCCTTCATAGGAGCAAATTTAGACATATACTCCTGGAGTTGTTGTCCAACAAACTCTTCAAAGCTAGGACTGTCTGCAATAACCTGAGCTAAATTACCTCCAGAAGGGTATGCGTTTATAAGAGCAATATCATCAAATATGTTCTTCTGCTCTTCTGTTAAGGTTCCGGCTATAAACATATCGGCAAGTTCTTTTGCGTTCTGGCCATTAAATGCCTCTGATAATTCTTTTGAAGCCCTGTACGTTTCGTTATTTTCTGTGTCCTTTTCTATTCTATCCCTAGCGTCGGACTCTTCTTTCTTAATCAATAGACTATATTTTTTAGTAGACTCCTTCATTTGCTCTGCAAGAAGATCAACCTTTGCCTCTTCTGTTGATTTATTCTGCAATTCCCTTATCTTTGAGGCTACACCTTCTCCATATATGTTTGGGTCAGTTTCTCGCATATCACCCTTAGCTGCATTTATTTCCTCTTCTGTTGCAAGAAGCCTGTCAAATACTCCCCTCATATCATCAGAGATATTGTTCTCAAGGCCAATAGCCTTTATGCTTTTATAAAGGTCAAGTAGCCAAGCTTTGAAGTTCTCAAAGACTTCTTTAAGTCTTGAGCTAGGAGCAGTACCTTCTCTGAAATATGCTTCTACAGACTTAGCGAACTTCTCGTGCTGTTCTCTTGTTATCTTTTCTTGTCCTTCTTTTATCCCAAGATATTCCTTTACGATATTCCAGTCATCAACAAATTCAGGAGTTGCAATCCCGGAATTAACAATATCAAATATGTCCTCAAGCCAATAATGCCCTGTTTCGTGAATACCTGAAGAAGCATTTGCGTCCTTTAGGAAGGTTATAAGGTTCCTAATAGGCTCAAACTTCGCCCTTCTCTTATTGCCAAACTTATAATCATCAACCTTCGCTCCTTGAAACAAAGGAACGCCCTGCTCTGTAACATTGTCTTGATATAATGTTTTAGGATTAGGGTCGTAACCCTGTTCGTGTATAGAGTTTCCATCAGTAAATACTTCACTAGCTTTAACTGTTTTTGATATTATTTTATACTGTCCGTTAAGTGTGCTTTTCCCGTGTTCTTTAGAATATTCCCTGCTTATTGTTACCCAGTCCCCAGCATTTATTCCAAACTTGTCTTCCGTTGTTTCTGGTAGATCTTTTAACTTGTCTATTTCATTTGATATAAAATCGTAATACTCGCTTTTATTATCCCAATTAGTAACACTCTTGGGTATTTTACCTGTCTTTAGAATATATGCTTTTTGTTTTTCATATTCGTTTATTTTTTCAGAATTAGATAAAACCTTTGGCACAGCTCTATATATCTTTACAGGAGCATTTGGTTTTCCTCTAACAGAATTAAATATACTAATAGCCGCCTGATCGTAAGGGTGTCCGTCTCCATAATATCTTGCACCATTAGAACTATAAATATCTTCAGGATATATGTCTTGCATATCATTAAGAGACTTACTATAGCCGTCATTTGTTGGGGCTTCGTGTGATCCCATATATTCAGGGATAGTTTCACTTTGGAACAATGTATTTGAAGATATATACTTCTCACCGTTCTTATATCCAAGTCTACTTAATAGCTTCTCTTCAATCTTGTCCTGCAATTCAACTGTTTGCGCTCCTTGTCCTTGCGCCCAGTCTTCAAAGTTCTTAACAGCCTTCATAGCTGCAGCCTCTCTGTTCTCAATCCCTTTAGGTATATCAATAGCTTCTATTACAGCTACATCTTTATTTTTAAACTTACCGACTATATTAACCCCTTCCTCAGTTCTGGAACCCGGATAATAAATAGTATCTCCACCAAGGAGGTCATAAGTAAGGTCTGACTCAACTCCGTCCCAAACTATAGCCTTATCTTCAGGATTAAAATTAGGGGGGATTTGCCTCCTCTCCTCTTCAGTAAGGTTCATTCTGGAAGCAGTATGCCTAGCTTCTATCTCTCCAGCAAAGGACATATAAATATCATCAACTTTTACTCTTGTTAAATCTACCTTACCTTGAACAATCTCTTCAGATATATAGTCTGAATAATTCAAGTCGTACTTTTTGAAGAGCCTCACGATCTTTTTTATTTCATTTTTAATTAGTAATTTAGTGTTCTCGTTTGGCTCTTCTGTTAATCTTTTTATATTATCTATAATACCTTTAAATGTTACGTTATCCTTTTCAAGAGTTGCAGGAGCAAAAGCCTTAGCCTTTTCAAAACTTCCTCCGGGAGCAAACCCTTCTGTCTTTTGTATGTCGTGTTGTATTTCGTGAAGTAATCCTATCAACGCCCCGTCAAATACACCGTCTCTTATAGCGTCAAAACTTAAACCTATGTATGCAGGGTTCCCGTCCTTGGCTTTCATATATACAGCGTTGCCCTTGTTAAGACTAACAACTATTTCAATGTTAGCTATCTCCGGGTATGCAGCATATAAATTGTCGTGTCCTAAAATATCAGACAACACAACTGGCTTTTTACTGTTTAACAATACAGACTCAAGCTTTTCAGGACTGAGTTTCATATAAGCTTCAAAATCACTTATCTCAAATCTCCATTCTTTATCAGCACCCCTTACCCAGCCGGTCTCTTGTCTTATGGTTTCACTATCAACCTTTTGGTTTTCAAGATCATTAGCTCTAAAGAACATATCCCTGTTAGCTGTTAGAGCTGCATTGTATCCTCCAAACTGAAATAGCTCTTCTTCGTCTGCAACGTCTTCATTAGCGTTTACTGTTACGGTACCCAAGTCTATAGGCTGTTTTAACTCTTTAGCCGCTGGCTGAGGTATATCTTTCTCGTCTACAAGATATATTTCTGTAGTTTGTCTTCCGGTATCTTTATTTACAAACGTCTCTCTGGTTATAGTTTCTTTTGACTCTGGTTTAGATATAACTTCAGTCTTAGTAGTAATCAGGCTTTCAGTTCTTAGTATTGCCTCTTCTTTTATTGAAGCCTCTTCACCTTTGCCAAGAATAACTTTATCAAAATAACCCTCTTCTATTTTCTTAGACAAGAAAGTTTTAAACTTCTTTATGATCGTGGCCTTTTTCCCACCCTTTTTAAGTTCCTTAGCAAACTCACTAAGTTTTGCAGATATTTCACTACCAACCGTGTTAGCTTCTATTCCCAGAATATCAATAGCCATAGCCTTTTTATTAACTACGTCTTTATTTGTTTCTTTTTTTAATTCATTACCAACTCTGGTTATGTCGTCGTTGTTGTTGATAAGACTATTAAATATCTTTTTGTCTTTAGCTAAATCTTTAATAGTGTCTGTTAGTATTTTACCCCTTTCAAAAAATATAGCCTTTTTGTTATTGGCTCCAAATACATCAAACGCACCCTGGAACCCGTCTTCTTCTACAAGGTTATTTACATCTGCAATTATGTTTCTGGCCATAGCCTTAGCTTGTTCTACGTTTTCAGGACTTTGCTTTATAAATACCTCTGTAATAACATCTTGTAGCTCTTCGTTTCCTGCTGCGAGTTCTCCTGTAACAGCGGAGTAATTACCCTGTACCTTATCATTTACAAAAGCAAAATAACTAAACTTTGAAAGTTTGGCTATGAACTTAGCTTGTTTAACTAAAGGCGTGTTTGGTATTGATAAATTTGTTTTACCACCTGTTAGCCTAAATATTTTTGCACTATCTTTTAATGTTGCACTATTATTTACAATATTCTTTTCAGCAGCCTTAATCATAGCGTCTTCTCTTGTTATACCGTCTACTTCTCTTAATATAATAGCATTAACTTCTATTTGTTTATGTCCACCAGCCATAAGTTTTTTAGCAAGACCTACCCTCTGGTGTCCATCTACAACCCATAGCTTCCCGTTCTTATCTTCGTATAAAGTAACAAAATCTGCCAGGTATGGATCCCACACACCAACATCTGACAGCTTAGGTAATACACCAAACTCGTCTCCACCTTCTTTAAATTGGTACGTCTCAGCGTCTATATTTATATCTTGTACTGGTATTTTATATATGTCAGCTTCGGCCCTTTGAATAGTAACGGCCTTATGACTTGGGTCTGCAATATTTTGCATACCTTCTGTTGAATAAGTAAGAGCTTGTTTTCCTTCTAAATACCTTTCTATAGGTTGTTTAAGTCTTGATGACTGTCTAACGGCGTATGCAGCAGAAGATATAACCAAGTTTTCTTTTTGGATATTCCATTCTTTATCTTTCATCTTCTCTGGCTTTGCTATTTTATTTAATTCAGTACGGTAATATTCCTCAGCTTTTATTCTGTTTATTTTTTCGTCTTCGTTTTCTACTATTTTTTTACTTGAAGAACCAACTTCTTCTTTTAATCCTTTCTCTATCTTGCTTTGCTGTTCTAATTCGTACTTTGCTTCGTTTGGCGTAAAGCCTTCCTGGGTAAACTTAACATCATTTTTTAAAGCGTTATAATGTTTAGTCTTGGACATCTTGGAAATCCAATCAGCATAATTTATCTTTATGTTACCGTTTGTTTCTTTTGCAAACTTATAACCCTCAATAGCTCCAATATCTTGAATGATTACTTCAGGAGCAATCCCTATGCTTTGGAAATATTCGTCAAACTTTTCTACTGGGATATATACTTCTGATATTCCGTTAGTTTCTAGTTGTTGTTGTATTAGCTCTTTATACTCTCCAGGAGTCCTTTCGTTTGTTTTTGACTTGTTTGCAGCTTTACCTACCTTTTCATAAAGGGTAGTTTCCTTCTTTGACTGAGCTTGTTTTATAACCCCAGACATTGTAGCAGAAGTGGCAACCATACCACCACCCATAATAAGAGCTGACGACATAGCCTGTACCATATCAGAAGAAAAAGTTTCCATAGATTTAGGATTAGTTCCAGACAAGTAAGGACTTAAAGTCTGCCCGGCCTGTGTAAAACCTTCTCCTAACGCTTCTTCTCCAGAAGCCATAGGAATTGCTGTGGCTAGTTTTTTTAAAAACTTTGCAGAGAATATCTTAAAGTCTCCACTAGACATAGCTTTTTTTATTCTATTAAAAGCTGGTATTGTTCCGAAAATCCTCTCTCCAATATACTCAAACAGCGCATTGTTCGCAGCATTAGCTGTTTGTGAAGCATAGTCTGTAGTACCAGTTCCCTCTTCTCCGGCTTTCATTGAAACAGCCATTTCATTAGAACCAGATGTTCCGGCAGCAACAGCTACACCGTAAACTGGAATAGATAGAACAAGTAACATAAAAGGTGCGCTTTCTACGGCTGTAAGTAGAGCCTCCTCTGCTGCTCCAGAATAATCGCCTTGTTTAATAAGGTCTAAAACTGCTCCTTTTCTTTCTACTTGTGCAGACCAAGCACTAGCTTGCTCTTCGTAGTATCTTGTTATTTGGTTGTTATACATTATTTCAGGAGCTTTTGCTTGCCACTCAGGGTGTCCAATAGACTTATATAATATGTTCTGAGGATAAAGAGCCACGTCCCAAGCAAAGCCCGGAAGCCTTGCAAGTCCAGCGTCTATATTTGCCGTTCCTGACATTAAAAGAGGAAACACCTTACTCGCAAACCCAGCGTCTCTTATGTCTATTTCTGTGTCTTTTAAAACATCAATATCATCTTTACTAAGAGCCATTTTTTTTGCGTCTTCTGATATAACTTTAAACAGAACTGGGCTTTCTTTTTCAACTATATCCCAGTCTGGCTCGTTGTTTAACTCTTCTGCTGTGACCATATTCTCTTCTACAATAGCTTCAGTTTCACCAGTAGAATTAGCAAGGTTCACAACCTTAGCTGCGTGGTCTGGGGAAATACCACGGGTTGCAGCATAAGACTCCCTGGCGGACTCTGCATAAGTTGGAGCTATAGAAGTATCTATGTCGTCGTCATCTTGTCTTAAAGGTGCTATAGAAGTGTCAATATAGTCGTCGTCCTCTACTAAAGGTTTAACAGCGGTGTCATTATCTGTCTGGGCTTCTTCTGTTACGCCAAAAGGATTTCCTGACTCTTGATATGAAGTTTCTGTTTTAACTACTGGTTCTTGGCCTGTAGCCGTTGTAACTTTTAAGTCTTCCATTATTGGTTTCCTTTAAGTTTGTTTATTTTATTTTTCATAGTATTAAGTATTATCTGTGTAACAAGTTCCGGGTCAGTCCTTCTACCTTCTTTATTTAACCTATCTATTGTCGGTTTATAATATTGGCTAATAAATTCAGCTTCAGTAATTTCCCGGCCAAAAGTTTGTTCTAGCTTTTTAAAGTCAAAAGAGTCCCGGACAGTTCTATAAGAAGGAAAATTCGTTATCCTCTCTTCTAATGCTGTCAGGCCAGGGGTTATATTATGAGACTCTCCTACAGCTAGGCCTGTTCCGTAGTCAGGAATGTCACTACTAGAGCCAAACAAACTAGGTAAAAAGCCAGATATAGGACTCCATCTTGCCATAAAACTATTAGCCTTGTCTAACGACGAGACTTTTACAGGTCTAAAATACGCCTTTGCAGCTTCAGAAACTCTTTGATCGTCTGATTTATTGCTTGCTGGGTCATCATTTTGATATACAGAGTCCTTGAAATTTTCGTAATCAACCCTCTTATCTTCTGACATAGTATTCTTAAACTTAGTGTGGCGGTAAAATTCCCAGCTTTTTTTAATCTCGGTTTCTAATGATGGCCTTACCTTTGAAACACGATTTATTCTCTCCTCTTCTCCTTTCTTAGCAAGGCTTTCAAGCTCTCTTCTTTTAACATTATCTAGTTTGTCACAATTCATTGTAATATCATTAACCGTAAGCTTACCTTTTATAATACCGTCTTGTAATGAATAATAAACGTCCCAATCTGTTTCTAATGTGTCAGTATCTCGTTTTATAAAATAGTTTTCAAAAGCAGCCTTTTGTTTTGGCCCTACAAGCTCAGGGATCATATCTTTATTTGCATAAGGATTATTAAAAGCTACCTCTGCAAACCCTCTAACGGAACGGCTTTCCATATCTTTCTCGTTCTTTTCCCTAATACCCCATTGTGATGTAAGCAACGACATAGCTTCAGCTCTTAAAAAAGGATCTTTCTTCGTAGCGTCCATAACCTTTTTTGTATAAAGACCTAAATCAGCAGGAGTTGACATAATATTACTAACTATGTCCTGGGCCTGAAATTTAACTTTCTCTTCCCTTACCTTAGTTCTTAAAACTTCCCTTTCTTTTGGCTCTATTAACTTGTTGTTTTGGTCAAAATATTCTTGAGCAGCATAAGGATTACCCCTTGCTAAAAAGCCTAATACCCTTGAGCTTTCAAAACCACTTCTGGCGTCAAGAAGCTTTTTCTGCATAACAGCGTCGCCGTAACCATATTTTGATTTATAATCTTCTACTTTAATTCCTTGATTTTTAGCATTTTCTTCTATACTTAAACTAGGGTCTCCACCAACATTATTTATAAATATTGAGTTTTTTACGTTCTCCCATTGGTCTGCTGCAAGAGTAGAGTTGTAAGGGTCTGCTGACACCATATTTTTAGCATTTTCTATAGTTGATATTTCAACTTGTTTTTTAAATGCCTCAAACTGCTGGCTCTGGTACGAAGAAGCCGTCTCAAGCTTTGCCGAAGTATGCCTAGACCAGGACTCATTAAATAGTTTTTTCTGCCTATTAGTCTCAAGCTTTCCATATATATTATCAGAAATCTCACGGGCCTTGTTAGTAGTATCTTTTACTACTGTCTGGGCGTCTTTACCTTTTTTAGTGTTAGTTTCGTTAGAAAAAAAAGCCGATAGTTCAGCAGAGGCATTATTCAACGCGTCCATAGCTTCAGCTTTGTCAGCTTCAATCCTTAATTCTATAGCTCTGTTTGTAATAACAGCAGCCATTTTGTCAAGACCACTACCAAGACTTCTTGTGTTTGCTATATCTCTATTATTACCTGCTGCCTGAGCATTTGCGTTCATAGCTATAGTCTTTGCTTCTTCAGAACCAAAAGCTTCAGGTGGAGCGGAAAGATTAGCCCTGTAATTAGATACAGCATTTGGATCTTGAGTTAAATTCGTTAGTGGAACTTTAGGCATATCGTTGTCTCCTATGTGTTAGTAATTACCGGACTTGCTGGTGCAGGTGTGCCGAAGTATTTAAAACCCTGGCTTATCATCTGAGAAGCTCCGCCCAATACTGTTCCAGCCTGTGCAGCCCAATTTGACCCGACATATTGTCCAGGATTAAAGTCTGCTCCAGCTTCAAGAACTTTCTGAGCTGCAAGTCTCTTATACCTAGCCTTAGCTCTGTAGTCATCAGCCTGAAGTCCTATCCCCCAAGCTTGTTTTGATACATTAGACTTCATTATAAACGTGTCTATTGAGTTTTTAATATCTGTATCTGACTGAATGTCCACAGCCGTTCCGTCAGTTGTTATAAAACCATTAGCTGCTACTGATACTTTCTGCATAGATTTAGTAAAACCTGCATTTGCAGCCATTAGATTTGACTTGTCAAGTCCAGCTTGAAGTGTGTCAATTTTCTGAAGATCGGCCATTTTTGCGTTTATATCATCTTGCATAGCTTCGTAAGTTAATAGCTCTGCTTTGGCCTTTGCAGCCTTGTCGTTAGCTTCTTTTTGAGCGGCAGCCTGTTCTTCGGCGGCACTCTGAGCTTGAGAATTTGCGTACATACCGGCCGCCGTGGAGCCAATCCCTACTGCCATACCAACCCCTGCTGCTATTAAAGAAAAACACATATTTTACCCCCTATAGATAATCTTAGCAAATGACCCATTACCTATCGCAACATCTTCTTCTATTACTTCAAAACCCAGCCACTTATACCAACGACCCATAGACTTTATTACTGAGGATTTTATATACCCTACAATCTCGTTGTGTTCTTTTTTTAAATAAGAAAAGCATTTCCTTAATATTTTAACTAAAGTTATAGGCATAGCCAATATCTCTTCTGAAGTAACAAGCCAGACTAATGCGGTCTTTTCTGGTAATTCATTATATCCAAGCATAGCAACACATTTCCCGTCTTTAATTATACTGAAAGTTTCTTTACTACTATCCAAAGAAGCTTTTAAAAGAAGCTCTGGAGTTAAAGCTGTGTTTACTGCATATATCTCGTCAGAACATATAGTCCTAATTGTTTTGGCAAGGTGTTTTACATCTGATGATTTGGAAGGTCTAAGCTTTATCACTTGCACCTCCAGTATAATATACTCTTCTGTATTTATGTTTACCAAACATAACTTCGTCGCCTGTAATATCAAACCCTAGTAACTTAGCCCATTTTTTGTGGCCTTCAGTTGTGTTGTCTGGCATATAGGTAAAAATATAATTATACATTCCTTTTATAAACTCCAAACTCTTTTTTATAGTCTTGCATAATATTAAAGGATATTTTGCGATTTTGCTAGAAGTAACAAGCCAGATCGCAGCAGTTTCGGCATTTGGTTCTTCGTAGCCCATAATAGCTACACAATTCCCGTCTACTATTATAGCAATAACCTGTTCGTTCCACTTCATATAATAACCCAGTATGTCTTTGCCTTTTTTAAGTTGATTAACTTCAGACCCTTCTTGAATACATATCTCGCTCATATTCTTAGCAAGATAATCTATATCTTTAGGTTCGGGAAATCTATACTCAACGTTTTGCAACTGATACCTCCGGAGTAAGTGATATTAAATTCAACGGAATAGGATCTTCCTGAGCTATTATTATAGAACCGTCCTTATCCCATTGGCCTTCAATAACTAAGTCCCAGTCTCCGTTATAAAGAGCTGGAGCTACACCGTACTGGAGATATTCTATCTTCTGTGCAATTAAATTGTCAAGATCGTATCCTGCAAGCATACCTCTGGTCTTTTCTAATTTAGCGTCAACCCTGCTCACTCTTCTGTTATTTACACTAAACTCGTCAAGAACTTGACTAAAATCTAATGTCAAAAGCTGAATATATGATCTGTACGGTAATCCAACTGTGCAATAAGAAGTATATCCACTAAGAGTTATAGTCCCGGCCCCAGACACAGTATCTGTAGGAAACACGTTCCCGTCTGCATATACCGCGACTGTCTGTGCTATAAGGTGTGTTAGACCTGTAATCGTCTCGGTAGTTATATACCAAGCCCCATAGACTTGAACTAATGCTTCAAAAGTAGTTTCTATAAATATATCTACATTTTTTGCGTCTGTATAATCAATTATAAGTCCTATCCCAACTCCGTCTACTGTAATTCTGTCCCCAACATCACCAGCACCAAACACGTTCTGGTCAGATACTACCGCGGTTCCAACTTCTGTTGTACTTACTAAACAACCAGTACCACCAGCCGGGAGGACAGTCGTTGCAAGGTTTGACTCAATTTCATAATCAATACCAGCAGTTGTTAGGCCAAAACCTGTCACGGCTCCTGTAACACCATCAACTCCTGTTACAGTAATAGTACCACCACTTGCACCAGTTTGGACAACTGTTAAAACATCTCCTACAGAATAACCAGACCCTCCATCAGCGAGGCTGAAGTCTGAAATATATCCTTTGGCTGTAAGTGAAGCTAAAGTAATTGTTGCTACTGCTGCTGTGCCTCTTGCGGAACCATCAAAAGTTAAGCCACTATCTACATAGAAACAGTCCTCAACATCTCCTTCTTCCAAGATCGTTGGCATAAACCTTTCAATAAATCTACCAGTCGTTCTATTTACAACTACATATAATTCATCTTTTGTTCCTGTAGGGATAGAGCAAACGCTTTCATATTCTCCTTGTGTAGTATGATGATGAAAGGCGTTAACTTGCTGCTCTCTTACATAAGTACAACCTATTAACATACCGTCGTCCCGGACTATCCAAACTATTGAGTTCGGCTTCTGCTGGAACGTCCAGTCTACTACCTCAAATCCTCTAAATAAATGAGGCGTCATTACAGATACTTCACTACCTACAAGACCTCCAGCTTCACTTGAGAACGTTAAGTCTCTTATTTTGTCTCCGCCCCTTTCTACAAACAGAATTGTTGACCCAGTTACTATCGGTTTTATGCTAGAGCTACCCCAGTACGATTGCTGTTGTATGCTTATAGTTGAAGGACTTAAAACTCCCTCTGCTGTTATAAGCCACTCCCCACCTGAAGTAAGCATAAACAAACTACCAAGTGAGACAAAATGCCTAATCTCGTTAATCTTGTCTGCTGCAACTGTGAAGTTCATAGGATCCGAAGCGTTCAAAGGAACCCTTGTATTGAAATTAAAATAATTAGATGTCTCGGAAAGCCACATCTTCTGTATCTCTGAAGGTGTGGTTGCAAATATAGATCTCTGCTCGTAAAAACCTACAACAGCCGGGAACTCAGGACTAGCAAAGGGTGTTGTTGCAACTGGAGCTGTGTCTGACATATCGGCAGCTATACCGTCGTCATTAAATGTTACGTTACCTACACCTGGGTTTTCAGCATATCCAGTCCAGGCCCATACCCCTGCTTCTTTTCTATATACATTATATCCAGTTACATCTGTTGGGGCCACATCAGCAACCCAAGTTAAAATTAGCCAGTTATCAACAGCTAATGGATAACCCCAGTTTAATGTAGCCTGTACTGAGGGTAAACTTTCTGCACCTGTATCGCTATCAACTCTTGTTATTTTATAGTAATAGTCCTTTCCTGTTTGTGGTGGAGCTGGAATACCAGCAGTCACTACCGGAGCAGTTGGAGCTGCAAGGTCTGAGCCAAAGGTTATAGGCGGACTACTCCAAGTTGTTTCAACAACCGGATCTCTTGTAATTTGAACTGGAGCTTGAGAGGGGTGTGTTATTATCATTAAATTTGCAGTCTGAGCATAATATACATCAGCTAGACTTAAATGCTGTGAAGCACTTAAAACTATTTCAATAGGAGTACCAAGTACCTCTAAAAAAGCGTCTTCTTTTATAACCCTTATAATTGTACTCTCTACTATACCAACTGTTTTGTGTGCAATTTCAAATACATACGCAAGACTTACTGAATAAGTAAACGGTATAAGCCTGGACTGAGTTGTACTGCTATAAGCTTCACCAATATACTTCGTCCCGGGCCTGTTAGAAGCTCCGCCGTAAGTATGGATAAACATATTTTCAGCTTGTTTTAGAGAGTTTTTGTACTTAGCAAGATCCGTTCTTCCATATAGAGCAGAACTTATCTCTCCACCATTGAAAGATACTTGAGGAGGGTAAAGATTTTTCATCTTATAAACCCAACTCTTCGTCAGTTTGCAATACTCCGCCACCTCTGCAAGTTATTAAGTCCGAGGTGTGCTGTGGAGGGTTATAACTCTCCCTAGCGTCTGCTGCTTCTGCCTGAGCAAGAAACGACATAGCATAAGAAGTCATTTTGTCTTTTACCGAAGGATCCCCAACTATCTCCATAGTTATTTCTGAAGAGATAGAATAAGCCAAAGCCTTCTTAAATATTGCTCCGAATATGTCTGTATTCTCAAGGTCTACAGCATACTCCATTTCAGCGTCTGCAACGTCACAATAAATTATCTTTTGTGTTAGAGTTGAGTCTATCATTATTTGATATTTATATTTTAAAGCTACATCTGTTCCGTGTAAATCTATAATCCTTCTAACGGCTAATGCGTTATTAGGATACCCGTAACAGTATTCCCAGCCATCTACTAATGCGTCTGTAGTTAAAGCTAAGGCTACTATCCTGGTGTTAAAGTCCCATTTATATTTTCTTAACAAGTATTGTCTGATAATATCGTAATGCCTGTTACAAGCTCTTGCCTCTTTACTATCTTCAGTCATAGAAGCAATAACTTTGGCTCCTAGATTACTTAATGCTAGATTACAAATATCTACTGCCGACATATTGCCCTCCAGATTTTACCAGAGAAGGCGGTCTGAACCAACAAACCGCCCACCTGGAACTTTTTACTCTTCGGTGTTCTGTACCTTAACGGCCTTTTTACCCTTGAAGTTACTTGTTGCTTTTCCAGTTACCGTTGCAAGAGTTTCCTCTTCCTTTGGTGCTTCTGGTTCTTTAGCGTAAACTTCTTTCTCAGGCCTGAAATGCTTATTAGGACATTTGTCACCAACAAACTCTTCACCCTGGTTGTAAAGCCGACCATTTAAAACACTTTTAACCGTACAAATAAATTTAGCCATAATTCAATTCTCCTTAGTTACACAACTCTTACTGGGCCAGCTAGGAAGGTATCAACCTTTCCTGCTGTCGTTGTTTGTGTCCCTATTGAATAAACAACTTTCAAGTATCTTTTCAAGCCCTGTGGAATAGGAACAGATATAAGAACCTTTCCTGCTACAAGGTCAGCTAATGTGTTGTTTGCCAATGGAACTTCTATACCTGTTGAGGTATAAGTTATGTCATCAGCAGAGTCGTGAAGAGCTACTTTTAGAGTAGCTGCACCAGTTGAAGTGAAGGTCTCTGTTACTATGCAGTTAAACCAAAGGTCTCCTATTTCGTTTGCAATTATAGCTGCGTCCCAACAATCATAACCAGTACCCTTATCAAGGTCTGACGTACTGTCGTAGTCACCAACTGTTTGCGCCAAATCCTGATCGGCTGAAAAAATCAATTTACTATCTAACATTTTAAAATCCTCCTATAGATTTTTATTTAACCATTAACCTACTATACACACTCGTCTTCTGTATTTACTATGCCTTCGCAAATCTTTACAGGAACGCCTCTGAACATCAATGTTGGAACGCCCCAAACATTAGCAGTTGTGTAGTTAACATTGGCTTTGTCTTTTGCGTCTATGTCCATTTGTGTTTTAAGAGTTTTGTTTACATAGATTACTGGCATAGCATTAGCTGGCATACCATTTAACAACTGGATCAACTTATCATCACTGAACAAGTTAGCAGGACCAGAAGACTCTATGTTACAAAGTCTTGCTATGTGTCTGTCATCAGCTACAGCCAATCCACCATAAATTTTGAAGTGGTCTCTGTATATCTGATACTGAGTTGAAGTAAGAACCTTTGTCTGTTCTCCTAAACTCTTATGCTCAACACCTGCCGTAGGGTGGCCTTTAGGATATATACCGAAGCATTTACCCTGACCCCAAGCTACTATATAAGCTGATGTCAAATCTGAACCTGTACCTAGGCAACCAAGAACGTTTGTAAGAGTTATGTCGTTTAGTCTAGGCATAAGTCCTGTAAACTTTTCTGGGTCTGTTCCGCCGTTACCATAAAACAAAGTCTCAACCCAAGTCTGGCCCATACCTTCCAAGAAAGCTGCTGCTTCAGACATACGAGCTTGTGAAGGGTTAGCTGCTATGTCAATAAGAACCTTGTCAACTTCTGAATACTGCTCAAGCATACCGATTGTTTCAGTTACTTCAGTAGTATCACTAGCTGCTGTTCCTACACCAGCGTTAAGTTTTCTCCACTCACCTGCTGGCAAGCTGTGTCTTTTTACGATCTTGTGATAATGTGCTCCGTTAGCTTCTATGTAAGGAACGTCTTTCATTATCGCATTTGTTCTGTCAAGTATCTCTGCAATTACAGCAAAGTTACCGTTCGGGTCTTTCCTTTTAGCTATCTCAAGTAGAGTTAGCTGGTTTTGTAATACTAAATTAGGCATTTTTCAAATCCTCCTATAGATTTTTATTCGTCAAACTTTAACATTGGTTCGCCTGTTTCGTTCCTTTTAACACCTTCGCCAATATCACCACCTGTTAAGAACTTGTCTTCTGATATAGCTTTACCTATATTTACAAAAAGCCTTACTATCTCCGGGTGACTGCCTAGATGTGTAACATCAAAGACTTTATTTAGCTCCGGGTTACTGAACTTATCCCTTCCCTTTGCAGCAAAGGACAGACTCTCCTTATACTTTGTACCCCCAATTTCTTTGTCGTTCCTGGTAGCCTCAACCATTGTTTTGATCGTTGCTT